TAATTTTTATATAATAAATAAAATGTGTATTAATACATAGATACATTTAATTCATATTTTTTTCTCCTCTAATAGTATAAAGAATATAGCGTAAATGGGTGGTGGTCTTCTTCAATTAGTAGCTTACGGAGCACAGGATGTTTATTTAACTGGTAATCCTCAAATTACCTTCTTCAAGGTTGTCTATCGTCGCCATACGAACTTCGCGATTGAGGCTATCCAACAAACCTTCAACGGAACCGTAGGATACGGACAGACTGTAAATTGCCAAATATCCCGTAACGGTGATTTAATTAACCGCGTATATCTCCAAGTAGAATTACCCATCATCACAGGTATCTTATCCGATTTAACTAACGGTGCGCGATATGTCAATTACATAGGTCTTCGCCTCATTAAATCCGTTCTCATCGAGATTGGCGGACAACAAATAGACAAGCATTACTCCGATTGGTTATACATATGGAATGAACTCTCCCTCCCGCGTGGCAAGCGATATGGTTATGATACGATGGTTGGCGCTGACAAGGACGTTACCTCGTTTAATGGCGCGACTCTTTATATACCCCTTGAATTCTGGTTCTGTCGCAACGTCGGTCTCGCACTTCCTTTAATCGCTCTTCAATATCACGAAGTTAAAATCAAGATTGATTTTGAAGAAAAGAAAAACTGCATTATGCATTTGAAGGCAGGCGCAGATACGACGTCTGCTACTTCGCAGGTATTCGACGAAGCGAATGCTGTTGGCATTACAGTTCCTAACATTACCGATATGTCTCTATGGGTTGATTATATATTCCTCGACACTGATGAACGCCGACGATTTGCCCAACTGTCACATGAGTATTTAATAGAACAACTTCAATTTACCGGAACGGAAACCTTAAATGGCGGTTCTACCAACCGTATCAAACTGAACTTCAATCATCCATGTAAGGAACTCATATGGGTCGCAAAACCTAACAATTACGCCTACAAGTCTTCTTGGTATAACTACACTGATACTGATAATGTAGATAAGACAGCCGAATTAATTGCCGAAAAGCCTCAAGCAGCACCTAACGCTACGTCTTCTTTGCTAGAAACAACACTCCGTATAAATGATTATAGTGTCGCAAATTATATGGCGGGTTTCAACTTTGGCGATGTTATGGGATCTTCAATTAATGCGGCATCTCCTTTCAGCGATACTATTCTTCAATTGAACGGCAACGATCGTTTCAGTGTTCGCGAAGGTTCTTATTTCTCACACGTACAACCTTTCCAACATCACACAAATATACCTACTAACCCTGGTATCAACGTGTATTCATTCGCCCTCAAACCCGAGGATCATCAACCTAGCGGAACTCTCAATATGTCGCGTATTGATACCGCGACTCTGATGGTTACAACCAAAGCGGTCAAGACAGCTAGCGCTGGAACACCCGATGCTACCTATGATGGTATCAACATATACGCTGTCAATTACAACGTTCTCCGTATCCTCTCAGGTATGGGCGGTCTCGCCTATTCCAATTAAATAATGTGGATTAAAACATTATTTATATTCTATATGAATATAGGAAACGAATGTATTAATGCCCTTTTTTTTTTCTCCTCTAATAGTATAAAGAATATAGCGTAAATGGGTGGTGGTCTTCTTCAATTAGTAGCTTACGGAGCACAGGATGTTTATTTAACTGGTAATCCTCAAATTACCTTCTTCAAAGTTGTCTATCGTCGCCACACGAACTTCGCAATTGAGGCGATTGGTCAAACCTTCAACGGAACCCCCGGATATGGTAATCGTGTAACTTGCCAAATATCTCGCAATGGCGATTTAGTTCATCGTATCTATCTTTCTCTTAAAATACTTGATAATAAATCATTATGTGCATTCTATGGACACCGTATTATCAACTATGTAGAAATTGAGATCGGAGGACAAAAGATAGACAAGCATTATTCGCATTGGTTATACGTGTGGAACGAACTCTCACTTCCTATGTCAAAGCGCAATGGTTATAATAAAATGGTCGGGCAATCAGGCGGTGATCTTAAGGATAAAACACTCTATATCCCCCTTGAATTCTGGTTCTGTCGCAACGTCGGTCTCGCACTTCCTTTAATCGCTCTCCAATATCACGAAGTTAAAATCAATCTTCAATTTGAGACTGCCACATTATGCCAAGGAGGAGGAGGAACCGCACTTGACGCATTCCCTATCGCTACTCTGTGGGTTGATTATGTATTCCTTGACACTGACGAACGCCGTCGGTTCGCCCAACTGTCCCACGAATATTTAATTGAACAACTTCAATTCACCGGTTCAGAATCTGTTTCATCTACAAAGTTAAACTCAAAGCTCTCCTTCAATCACCCATGTAAGGAACTTATATGGTTCGCGAACAAAAAGGCACATGCTACCGACCAAGCACTTAACAACAATAATTGGTTCAATTACACTACCACAAATGACGCAATCCCATCCGTTCCTTATTATTATAACGAGAACATACTACAAAATAAAGCGATCAAATCTTTAAATACTATCTCTTCCGCCAAACTCATATTAAATGGCAATGATCGTTTCTCAGGTCGCCCTGGATCATACTTCAATCTTATACAACCCTTCCAACATCACGAGAATATCCCTGCAAATGCCGGTATCAATGTATATTCGTTCGCCCTTAAACCAGAAGAGCATCAACCCAGTGGAACTCTCAATATGTCCCGTATTGATACTGCTACTCTTTCCCTTGACTTCCAGTCAGGAGTAGGCATACCTGATTTAACTGTGAACACCACTTTAAATGTGTATGCGATCAATTACAACGTTCTCCGTATCCTCTCGGGTATGGGCGGTCTTGCCTATTCCAATTAAATAATGACATTGACTGAAACATTATTTATATTCTATATGAATATAGGAACGAATGTATTAATGCCCTTTTTTTTTTCTCCTCTAATAGTATAAAGAATATAGCGTAAATGGGTGGTGGTCTTCTTCAATTAGTAGCTTACGGAGCACAGGATGTTTATTTAACCGGTAATCCTCAAATTACCTTCTTCAAAGTTGTCTATCGTCGTCACACGAACTTCGCTATCGAAGCGATCGAGCAAACCCCTACTGGCAGTAATTCTCTCGGTTCTCGCGTGAGTTTCCAAATAACCCGTAACGGTGATTTAATCCACCGTGTATATTTCTACGGTGTAATTACTGCATCTCCAGGTACTACTGGAGATGCTGTTGCTCTTGTTCCTAACTTTGGGCATAAGCTATTAAAGACGATTGAACTTGAAATTGGCGGACAACGTATCGACAAGCACTACTCCGAGTGGCTATATATATGGAATGAACTTTCCCTTCCTATCGGAAAACGCAACGGATACAACACAATGGTTGGTGCGAACGCGCATAATGTATCCACCAAACTTGGTCAAGGTCAAAGCTACGAACTGTATGTTCCCCTTGAATTCTGGTTCTGTCGCAACGTCGGTCTTGCTCTTCCTTTAATCGCTCTTCAATACCACGAAGTTAAAATCAATATCGAATATGAAAGCGAAGGATTAATGAAGGATGTTAACGCAACTAACTTCACCTTTGAGGAAGAATTAAGAGCAAAAACAACACCTTCTACTGTTCCTGTCGCGAACAATGCTCTTCCAGGTGCTTTAGCTTTAACTCTTAAATTGGAAAAAGCTACTCTATGGGTTGATTATATATTCCTTGATACTGATGAGCGTCGCCGATTCGCCCAATTGTCCCATGAATATTTAATTGAACAACTTCAATTCACCGGCGCAGACTCTATCACTTCTTCTGGCGAATCAATGAAGAGTATTCGTATGAACTTCAATCACCCGTGTAAGGAACTTGTATGGACTGTAAAGAATACTACCGCTGGTGTATATTGGAACAATTACTCTACCGGTGGACCTGGTGGCAATAATAATGATCACCTTGATTCTACTAACCCTGTCACGAGCGCAAAGATAATGCTTAACGGCAATGATCGCTTCGCAACTCGCAAGGGCGATTATTTCTCGCTTGTCCAACCTTACCAGCACCACGAGAATACCCCCGACAAGTTCCACCAAGGTATCAACGTCTATTCTTTCGCCCTTAAACCCGAGGAGCATCAACCCAGCGGAACGCTCAATATGTCTCGCATTGATACCGCTGTACTCTCGCTGTCGTCTCGGACTACCGGCGTTATCAGCATATACGCGGTCAATTACAACGTTCTTCGTATCCTCTCTGGTATGGGCGGTCTTGCCTATTCCAATTAAAAATTACCACATACGACCCCTCTTTTTTATTATGTATTATAAAGTATATAAAAATAAATTTATTTAGAAGCAATATATTCATTAATATATTTTAATTTTACTTCGTTTTGTAGTAATGCGTCAGGGTCATCAATACCATATAAATAAAATAACCTTTCCAATGAGTTTGATAATCCTCGTTCTAGTTTTGTTAAATCCTTGCCCTCTAAACTCTTTTTTATTTTTTTGAATTTATCTAAAAATACGGCATAGGGTTTTATCATAAAAGCGTCGTCTATACTGCTGATATCAGTCTTCGTGAATAATTTTTCAAATTTAGAGATATTATCAGAGCATATTTTTCTATATATTTTAAACAATACCATTACGTTATTTTTTTCTTCCTCGAATTTTAAAACTCCATTCAATATTTCTAATAATATTATTAAATTATCTATCGTTCCATCAGTAATTATATTATAGTATGTATCCTTTATATTTTTATATAAATCTGCATCTGTTTTTATACCACCATATGTATTATTATCTAATAAATAATTATAGAATCTCGTTAGTGTAATTTCCGCCCCTTCAGGAGCAGCAACACGAGCAGCAGCCACAGTATTCACACGACGAGGAGCAGTATAAAATTTATAATCATCTACAACAAACCCATTATATAATTTTACAAACTCTTTAAAATCTGACTCTTCAATAATTCTAGTAAGAGTAGAATTCCTAGATTTAATAATTAAATCATCTAACTTTTTGATTAGTTTATCCCTTTTCTGAACGATTACGATATTACCCCCTGTAATATCGTCTATTTTTTCTCTAATATCTGTAAAATTATAATAACTCACCAAATCATTTAAAAAACTTTCTCCAACTAGACACTTATCCGTTTCTTTCATTCCCTTTAATTCACTCAATATTTCATCCGAATAATTGTGAGATTCTTTAATATACACTAATAATTCCATAATTTCTTCGTACTTGAAGCATTGTATTTTTTCATAATTATCCCCCTTGATATATTGTAAAGATATATAGCGTAAGTTATCCATTCATCTATCTAAAATAATTAGAGATATATATATTAAAACTTTGTCGCGATTATACTCGTGAATAACCATATAAATATAGTGAAGAGCGAAAGCGTCTTTGAGAGTTGCTTTCGCTCTTCATAGTTTAATATTTTCGCGTTTGTTATTGTATCTTCGTCGTTTGTTTCGTCCTTGAACTCAGGTTTCTTCTTGATATTCAATATAATTGGTATGACGATCAATAATAGTATGAGCGATGTATGGATTAATAAACGTGAGATACCATTCGTCCCCATATAAAAATAGTAAAACAACGAGCGGATGCTATTGATAATCCCATTAAAATTCATGTATTTAACATCATAACTATTATCTATATTAATGAATAACACAACAAACCAAAACAATATTATATATATGATCGCATAATATATAAATCCTTCGTAAAATGATTTTATAATATTGATGTCAATACACCATTGTACCATAAGTATCGTTATATACCTGATAAAAAATGTGGTAATAATAAATACAATTCGGTCGTCTATAGTAATCTCCAACTCTTCCAAAGGATTCTGTGGATCATTCTCGAAATCCTTTATTTTTTTAATAATATTTTCTTTATTCGCCTCCCTATCTTGTATAGATAACGCGTTATATGTTTCAATGTCGTTTGATAGTTGGTCAATCTTGTTCTCTGTCTTTATGCGAACTAACTTACCATTATTTTCATCCTTTACACTCCTAAACTCATCTTTTATAATAGGGGAAATATTTATATAGCGTTGTTTATCTAAGTATTGGGCTTTCAATGTATCGTCACTATATTTTTCTTCAGCCTTTGCTCCACCTGATGATGCCCTTCGTATCACTGAATCTGTCGATGATGCACTTCGTCTCATTACTGAATCTGTCGATGATGATGTCCAATTAAATTGCGATCGATCATCTGGTTCTGGTGAACGCATCATTCTGATCGTTGATCCTGGTGCTACTTGTCCTGCTTGTGCTGCTAGAATTTTTCTTGCTCTTTCTTTTGATCTTCCCATTCCGTTCTTAATTACACTTATAGTTTTTTCAGGTATTTCTTCTTTTTCTTCTTCTTCTTCTTCTTCTTCTTTTTCTTCTTTTTCTTTTCTTATTCTTCTATTTTCTTTTCTTTCATTTTTATTTCTTTTATCCATTAATTTTTTTCTTTCCTCGTAAATTAATGCTTCTGCATATGCTGTATTTTGTACACCAGCATTTAATTCTAAAATGCCGTCTGTATTATTAATCAAAAGAACATCAATATCTGTAACAACTCTATTAACGCCATCATCTACTTCCTTAGCAAATTTATTAGCATCTGCTTGTTGATCTTCTACCTTTTCAACAAGACTTCTTGCTTTTTCTAATGCTTCTTCTACATTTTTATATTCTTCTTTTATTCTCTTTTGTCTGTCTAATATATTATCATCTCTATTATCTCTTAAAATTGTCATAGTTGCCATCGCATCAATCGTAATCCCTTTTTTTTTTGTTATCTCTTCTTTATGTTTTTTTATATTATTTAATACGCTTTCTATTTTTAAAACATCATCCTTTGCTTTTTCAACAATTTTGCGAATTTTTTCTCTTTCATTTTGTAATTTTATAATAGAAGGTATATCTATTAGGGTATTATTATCAGCTACCAGTCGAGAGTAACTCATTGCTATATTTACTAATTCTGATCGTTTTTTCATTGAATCTTTCATATTATTTTTATGATTAGATTCTAATGCCGCAGGCATTATCACCAGTCCAGCACCTTCTATAGTTGTTAAATTAGTTATTGCGGATTGAGCGTTAATAGGTCTCACCTCTAGCGCTGGAGGATTTGCTCCAATTCCTATTACTACTGTGATTGCCTCTACTGCTTCATGTGCTTCTTTTGTTTTATTTTCAAAATCTCTTCTATAATAATCTCTTTTATTATCTATTGTTGTATTTAATTCTCTAGCTTTATCTCGTGTATTACTCGGTAATAATGCTAATGCTCCTTCTATAGAATCTAATGATTTGTTTGCCATTTCAAGGCGATATTTGGCAAATAAATCATATTTTTCCGCAATTTTTTCTAATTTAGTTGCTTTATTTTCTATTGTAGTAACTTCTGTTTGAAAATTCGTAATATTTGCTAATTTAGAAGTGGCTTCCGCATTTAATATTGCTTCTAGTACATTTTTTAAAGTCGGAAGTTCTAAAAGGCGTTTTTTAAAATAACTAGGTTTATCTTCGTCTTTTTTATCGAATATTTCTATTGCTTTTTCTACCTCTCTTCTCGCGAATTCTATTATTTTTTTTGCTTGTGATAATATCTCGCTCGGTAGTCGTCCGGTAGTTAAACTTTTATCTAATAATCCTTTTATTCCTTCTAAAAAATTTTTTCTACTTGCGTCGCTAATGAATCCTCCGCCTGAAAAAGAGTAACTGTTTATAAATTCCTCAAAATCATCTATGCGTTTTTCAAAATTCTCTATTGCTTCTAAATCAGTGGCTTTCTTATTTTCAAAATATATTGCTTCTTTTTTCAAATCTTCAAGATATTTAATAAATTTTTTCTTTTCTTCATCATTATCCTTTATTTCTTCACATTTTATAATTAACTCAGCTATTTTGTTACTTATCTTCGGCTCATCTACGCTGTCTATTCTTTTAGTTTCATTTGACTTATCAAATCTTTCTAATCTTTCTATTGCCTTTTTTTTCCTATCAAGATCCTTTGCGGTAATCCTTTTCTTTCCTTTTTTTCCACCACCAACAGTCTGTGCGCTATTTATTTTATTTACATAATCCTTTATTTCTCGTATTATTTCCTTCTCCTTTACTCTTAAACTCTTGACGCTATTATATTTATTTAATACGTTCATCAATGTATCCCGGTCATTATCAAACGTTTTTAATAGGGTTGTATAATATTCAAAACGTTTTGCGTCAAAGTTCTGTAAATCAAAATCGCTTATTAAATCCGTATTAAATTTAACATCTTCATCCGCATTAGTACCACTTGAAGTATTAAATAGCATATTATATGCGTATATGGATTTTAATGCTTCTTTATTCATTATTTATACCTTCCTTAATCGTATTATAGATAATAAAATTAGTCTAAATTAAGGATATATATCATCTTCCATATAATCGCTATTAGCACGACTAGAATTGTGATACCTAATAGAATATAGGAATACACATCGCGGTAATAAGAATAGAATACAAATAGCATCATTATAATAATAATAAACCACAGCACGCATACGCCAGCGGTCATCCTGTATGTATTATACGCATTAAAAGTAGCTTTCGGGTTGCTCAGTTTTTTATCTAAGCAATACGTCAAATATTTCTTTAAATCATCGCCGTCTATGTATTTCGTTTCGTTTCCCGTTATTTTCTTGAGTGTTGGATTATAATCTACGAATATCTTCTTATAGTCGTCGTCTGTAAAGCTCCCTCCATTTGTTAATCTATCCAAGTTCATATCAAACTTCTTATAGTTGAAAGGTATATAGGATGCTGGCATTAATTCCAATGGCAATATTCCAAAGGTGTTAAAATATCTTTCGTTATATTCGTGACTGATTGGTTTGCTTGTTCTCACTGTATATGCTTGGAAGAATTTGCCATACAAGATTCGCATTCGGTCGATATTCTCCTCGTCCTTCTTGGAATTTTCTGGATATCTAAGCAAATACGTATCCTTGTGTAAAAACTCGCGCATTTTCTTTCCGAGATCATAATGACAATTATTTCGTATAGAATCAAATTTAGTATCCTTATAGTCTATATGTTCATCTTCTTTATCTATCTCTTTGCATTTTATTTCTCTTTTTTCTTCAGGGGTTGACATACTGTATTTAATAGTTAAAAAGATTATTTAATCTTGAAAACTATGGTTCCAATAATATAGGATATAATGATGAACATATTTACAAAATATGTAGATTCAAAAGATGTCGTTGATATATAGTGTGCCTTATTTAAAATTTCATCTTCATTTTCATAAGGTAGTTCAGGGGCAATTTCATTTATTTTGCCACGGAATAAATATTGCGCCTCTTTGATATCTTTAAAGTTGTCCGGTTGCGTGGTTTTGTTGTCGTTATTCAGCGTATTATTAATACTCTTGATGATATTCAGCAAGTAATTTTTATTATTATTTGATGATAAGATAACATACTTTGTATCTAAATAATTATACATATAGGTTAGTTTTTTGTATCTATTGTCAGTAATTTTATTTGTTTTTCCAAATGTATCATCAATATCAAATGTATCGACATATGATACATTTGATATTAATTCATACAAGTTCAATGTTTGAAGAGTATATATATCTTTTTTTGTTATTTCTGTTATGTCTGCTACTCTATAATCAAACCCATTATAATTCATATGCCCCATAATTAATAAATACTTTGCGATTATTTTAATCATATTTTTATTCTGTATATCAGGATTCTGGTTTGTGGAATCTTCATTATTTATATCTACTAAGATACTTGTCATATCCACATTAGTATTCTTTGAATGATCAGCGTCAACGATAATATCTATTCTATATACATTTTCTTTATTAAAAGCATAATTAAATTCATTAATATAGGTATTGTAGGTTTCATGTTTATTTACGAAGGTGTTATAATCAGAAATTGATCTTAGTATTAATATAAACTTGTGAGGTATTAGTTTGCTGCTCTTTTTATAAAATATAAAATCTTTATAATTATCTTTGTCGCTATTATTGAACGTCTTTTCGTCAAACAACTTAATACATATTTTAATAATTCTATATATCTTTAAAATTAAATCATATTTAATAATATCAGATTTAAAATACGATTCAATTAATTCTCCAGTTGTTTTTGCTATTGTTGTGGTCACAAACAAATTTGTAAATACTGTGTATATTTTTTTAACTTCTTTGTCATCATATATTGTATTGTAGAGATTTTTAAACCTCTCCTTGTAATATTCTCTAAATTGATTCTCGTTGTTGAGATTATTAATAGTATTAATATCTACTTCTTTTAACCCGTTTGATATAGTAAAATAGCTTGTTCCGTCTACATTTTCGTTAATAATAGGCGAAGAAGCAATAGCCGATAAGTTAATATTACCGCTCAATATAGAATAGAATACATTCGCGATAATATAGTGATGTGTATAATTTTTATTACCCCCAGTGATCTTGTTATCATACATTCGTATATAAGGAGAGACGATAGTATTCAATTTATTTAAAGCTCTTTTATAACTGCAATCCAGGCACTTATAAACTACATTCTTATTAAAGTTCGTATTAAAGCGGATAAATACTATTATATAGGTGACGAATACAACAAACGCTATCAGAGGGAATAGAATTTCATATAATATATAGACATAATCTAGATCACCCCTAGAAATGAATATAATTAAAACAACAACAACAACAATACCTATGAAATATAACACATCTGTCATAAACCTATATAGATTAGCACCTTTATAAAGATTAAGGTTAGTAGGCACAAAATAAAAATACTTATCTAAAAAATTACCATCTGGATCATCATTACTTCTCATATCCCAATATTTTTCATAGAATACATTCGCATTATCATATGAAATGTCTGCGGTATATTCATAATCCGTATTACGATCATTGCTATTGACGTAATGAGATTTAGAACTATCTTTATCAAAAATCGGATCCCCATAATCTCTTGGTATATAAACACTTTTATCAAAAATCAAGGATAATTCGCATGTATTTTGTCTAGTATTATCATCAGTAGTTATATCTACTATTTTTTTAAGTTTAGTATAGTCGCTGGTAAATCCCTTCGTTTTAACTTTTGAGTATTCTTCAAACGCTAAATAAATATTTAGAAAATTAGATATATTATTCATTTCTTTTGCCGCGTATGAAGAAATTAGTTCATTATCAGTTACACCAGTTAATCTAAAATTTAATTGAGAATTAAATGAATTTTGAAGAGACCACGACAAAGGTACCGTCTTCAAGATCGGCGTTGTGTTCTTTCGGAAAGTCATCACGATATTCATTAAATTAAACACAAGAGTAATAGATATAAAGAAACAAGTTAATTTAATGAATTCAATAATTAATTCAATAAACCCTTCTTTAAATAGTATATTAATCGCATCTATCAACCAAGTCCAATTCATAAAATTCCAATTCCAATTCAATATATTCTTCCAACTCCAAACCCAAAAATACAAAGTCCAAGATTCAGGAACATTCATTTTACCTTTAGTATATAATACCTGAATTACTAATAATACGATGATGAAAACTATAAGCGTAACTACCAACGCAATCGCATCACGGTGTGCATTTGTTCCGGTTAAATATACATTTTTATAATAATTTTTGTATCCTTGTTCATCATTTGGCACATACCTTACACCAATGATAATTATTAAGATAATAAAGAAGGACAGAGTGATTGTTATACTGGTTTTGGGATTATCTTTGAAATTGATAAGCATACGATAATAATAGATAAGGATCATTATAGAGATTATGAATACGAAAATAGTATAGGTCTTTGAATTGAAGACATCGTTGGGCATTAACAAGTTATAACTGTTTTTCGCGATTTGATATCGGTCTGTCTCCGCTTCGCAGTAGATACCATTACATTTCTCATCCATTGTGATTCTCGCCAAATCCTTTATATAGTTGAAATTAAAGATGAACATACTGATATTACGCATCTCATTTAAATAGATGATAATCATCATCGTTATTATGGTTAGGTTTATAGTTGAAGCGAATGCCATTTTGAATTACTTTTACTTTAACTTTAAACCTTAGAAAGAAAAAAAGATAGTATATACCGATCTATTGCAAAGTATTATATATATTATATACTGTTACGCTAAATATGATGATTGCGATGATTGTTCCTAATAAATATATGTAGTTCCCTTTGAGCGATATGGATAGAATATAGATCGGGACAATTAAAAAGAACACGTAAGCATATATAAAGCGAAATATGTCCGCGACCTTGTTCTTCACTTTGTTCTTCGCATCGTCGCTGTTATAATACGCGAGACGATTAATATAATGTAATCGTATGAGATGATCATCATTTGTAGCATATATTTTTGCTTTATTGATACCTTGTGCGTTTGAGAGTTCATACATCGCATCCTTCTTATTAATCGCTACGTGCTCTACGCCAATTATTTTATTTTTAGAATATTTTTTCAATATTTCTATAATAACCTTATTATCAGGATCCGTTATTTTATTTTCCTTTAAAAGGATGTCTAGTTCTTTCATTAACATTATATATTCATAGGTTTCCGTATCACCTCTCTTGTATATCTCGGTAATCTTCTTTGATATTATCCCGAAAAAGGTTGCGAATAGTAGTATGTAGAGAACAAACCCATACAGATAGTATCGGAAG